ATGCCAATTCTAAAGTTGGTATGTCTAATACAAAATGGGATGCAGAACTCAAGGCATATCGCTCAGCCCGTGAGCAAGGCATCCAGCCCGATGGAACAAGCATGAAGCAAATCCAGAAGGCAGTAGAAGTTTCAAACAAAACAGGTAAGGCATACGGCGCGTAAGGGGTAAGCATGACAGCCATAGTAGGTATCCAGTTGGATAACTGTGCAGTAATTGCAGCAGATTCCTTGATTACCTACAACGGAAGAAAGTATGAAGCAGACAGCATGCTCAAGATATTTGAGAAGGCTGGATATGTTTATGCTTTCGCTGGAGATTCACAGGCTGCAGATATTGCAGCGTACTGCTGGACTCCACCTAAAATTGCATACACCAAAGACCCAGTTTCTTTTCTTGTTGGCACCGTATTGCCATCACTTCGCGCAGCAATGATAGCCAATGGATATGTCATTGATGCTGCTGATAAAGAGTCTGGATGGGATGCCCTCTTTGTTATCAACGGCAAGATATTTGAAGTTGACCATTATTTTTCTTGGTCACAAGATGACAAGGGTTACTACGGTATAGGAGCAGGCGGTGCTACAGCACTTGGTGCAGTGGCTGTCCTAGAGCCTACCGACCTTGAATCTGCCGAAGCAGCAGCAATAAAGGCTATAAAGATTTCCTCTGATTACAACGATTCAGTTGGAGGAAAAATACAGTTATCAATCCAAAGGAGCAGAAATGTGCATTAAGTGTGGATGCTACGGAACAGTCAGCCCATATGGTGTAGGTGGCAGAAAAGTTAATTCTGCTCCAACTCCAGCAAATGTAGCGCAATACAACAAACCAATCCAGCGTTTAGGTGAGGGTGGAAAAAACTCAAACCTTGAGATGGATGACAACTACGAGGATATGTAAGGAAAAAGGGGAAATAAAATGGCAATAAAGAAATCAACACCAAAGCCAGCACGCCCAGGAGGAAATCCTGGCGGTGTGGTAAGACAAGTAATTAGCCCATCAGTATCAGTTCTTGGTAAGCAGATTCTTTCTGGCTTGCCAAATCCACCGCGTAAGTCTTTAACACCAGCACAGTTAAAGGAAGCGAGAGCGCTTGCTGACAGAATTAAGGCTCTTGAAATTAAGGTAGCCAATGATAAAAAAGCAAACGCTAAGATTATTAAAGAGCAAAACAAAAAACCACTTACAACAGGTCGCGGTGCAACAAAGCCTGTAACAGCATCATCTATTGGCGAGAAGAAGAAGCCAGTTATTAAGGTTCGCCCTCGTGGTGGTGGACTTCGTGGTGGCGCTATTGGTGGCGGTGGCCTAGATAACATGAATCGCTAAATGACAGACCCTAGACTAAAGCGAGCAGGAGTATCTGGCTTTAATAAACCAAAGCGTACGCCTAGCCATCCAACCAAGTCACATGTTGTTGTGGCTAAGGAAGGCACACAGGTTAAGACTATTCGCTTTGGTCAACAGGGAGTCACTGGCGATAGAAAGCCATCTGCCCGACAGAAATCATTTAAGGCCCGTCACGCTAAGAACATTGCCAAAGGCAAGATGAGCGCAGCGTATTGGGCAGACAAGGTGAAGTGGTGAAGAAGAAAGCATTTTGGGATAAACCAAACCCTAAGAAGAAATCAACACCTCTGACTCCAGCACAGAAGGCTAAGGCTAAGGCTGCAGCGAAGAAGGCTGGCAGACCATATCCAAATCTTGTGGATAACGCAGCAGCACGGAGAAAGGCTAAGTAATGGCAACAGGAGCAGCAGGAAGCACACTGACAGACGAACTCAATCGCCTCTCAGGAATCACCGTCTATACGGACTACAAGGCCCCACAAGGGGCTGCCAACGCATGGGCTGGTACAAATGGGTTGGGACTTATTGCTGCCCTTAATCTCAAGGCTAGTGCCTCCCGTAGCCCAAACGACTACAAGAGTTTAAACGCTATCTGCAACGAACTTGCTGGCACCAGCGGGTTATCGGCTGTGGATGCTTTAAGGAGCATTAACGCATGAGTAACTTCGGTCAACTAGCAGACCGCGTTGAGTCTGTCCTTCATGGCTATACAGAGAACTCAGAGCCAACTTCATGGCTGACTGCCTCTGCTACTAGCACAGCCACAACCTTGTCGGTAGCCGATGCTTCCGTCTTTGGGCGTGGTTACATCCAGATTAATGACGAGATTCTATTTGTCAACAATACTGACAATGTGGCAAACACTTTGACATTGGCACCTTGGGGTCGTGGCCAGCGTAACACTACTGCAGCAGCCCATGATGCCAATTCAAAGGTTATGGCTAGCCCAATCTTTCCACGCCAGGAAATCAAGAACGCTATCAACGACACTATCCAGGCGATGTATCCATCAGTCTTTGGAGTCCAGTCAACTGACTTTGACTTCATTGCAGCCCGTACAACATACGAGTTGCCAGCAGACTTTGATGACACGATTGCAGTTACATACTCAACAATCGGGCCAACAAAAGAGTGGATGCCAACTCGTGCGTACACCATAGATAAGTCTGCAGAAGCAGATGCGTTTCCATCCACAAAGAGCATCAGCGTATATGCAGGAATTGTGCCTGGACAAACAATCCATGTTGTTTACCGTGCAGCCCCTAGCCTCTTAGTAAACAACACCGATGACTATGCAACAGTAACTGGACTACCATCTTATTCAGAAGATGTTGCTATCTATGGTGCTGCGTTTCGTATGATTTCCTTCTTAGACCCATCACGCCTTGGGCCACAGTCTGCTATGGCAGATGCCCTTGATGGCGTGCGACCAGCAGGTTCTGGACAGAACGCATCCAAGTTCCTCTTTAGTATCTACAACCAGCGTTTAAAGGAAGTCTCGGACAGACAGCGCCGTGACTATCCAATTCGTTCCCACTATCAGAGATAAGGTAAAAAATGGCAGCAGGCGACCCAGGCTCACCAGCGCGGTATTACTCCTCAACGGCAGTAGAAACCGCACTAGGTTCATCAATCCCCGCACAGTCACAAGGGCAGTCAAACACTTCTTTCATTGTAGGCTCTGTTAGCGGTTTCCCAACTTCATATCCGTTCACACTCATTGTTGACCCAGACACTTCTAAAGAAGAAGTAGTTACTGTTACCGCTGGTAGCGGAACAACACTTACAGTAACTCGTGGCTCTGACAATACACAGGCAGTGGCTCACTCCGCTGGTGCAGTGGTAAGGCACGGTGTATCTGGTCGTGACTTTCGAGATACAGAAAACCATATCGCTGCTCGTGGCTATAACATTGATGAGGCTATCCTTACCGCCGCTGGTCAGACACATGTTCATGGCTTGCAGTCAGGAGATGGCGTTGTTGTCGGTACAGATAAAATTCAAACTCTTACTCGTAAGACTTATTCAGCAGGTACATTTACTGGCTCGTTCACAGCAACCAGCGCAACCTTTGTAAGTCCTACAATCACTAGCCCTACCATTTCAGGTAGCCCAGTTATCACTGGATTGTCTAGCGCAGGCATGGTTGACACATCTGCTACACCAAAGAACTATGTAGATAGCATCCTTGGCTCAGCAACAAGCGCTGCTATTAGCGCAGCCTCTGCTGCAGTAAGTGCTACATCTGCTGCAAATAGTGCTACAAGTGCAGCCAACTCTGCTACTGCTGCAGCAAACTCTGCATCGGCTGCTGCCACATCAGCAACTGCTGCAGCCAACAGCGCAAGTGCTGCTGCTACCAGCGCTACCAATGCTGCTGATTCTGCAACCAGTGCTGCAGCCAGCGCTACCGCTGCTGCTAACTCAGTATCAACAATCGCAGGGTATGCCACTGCTGCTGCTAACAGCGCAACGGCTGCTGCAACTAGCGCGACAAACGCTGCTAACAGTGCAAGCGCTGCATCTACATCTGCTACTAACGCTGCTGCTTCTGCTTCATCTGCAGCAACTAGCGCTACATCGGCTGACCTTTCCTATCAGTCCACACTGGGTCAGGCTGGAACGGGTCTTGTCCGCGACATGGGAAGCGTTACAACAGCGGATACAAGCACAGGCCCTTATGTATCAATCTCAACTTTGACAGATAATGCAACCGCTGCTGCTAGTTCGGCAACGACTAGCGCTGCATCGGCTGCAACATCTGCCACTTCTGCTGCAACTTCGGCTTCTAGTGCATCTGCATCAGCCACAGCAGCAGCATCATCTGCAACATCTGCAGCAGCATCTGCTACTGCAGCAGCAACAAGCGCAGCATCTGCTGCAGCCAGTGCCTCCGAAGCAGCGAGTTACATACCCGCAATCTCTGCAGGAGTCAATGGTTATTTCTTAGGTAATAACGGCACATCAGCCTTGTGGGTAAGTCTAGCGGATTGGGGAACAATCTAATGTCATTTGCATTTCAGCGCCGTAGAGGTACAACAGCGCAGCACTCATCCTTCACAGGCTTGCTGGCTGAACTAACGGTAGATACAGATAAAGATACAGTTGTCGTACACGATGGTTCAACTGCTGGTGGCTTCCCGCTATCAAAGCAGCGCAACAGTTTAAACGCACAAACTGGCACAACATATACTCTTGCATTAACTGATGCAGACAATGTGGTTACAGCAAACAATGCTGGCGCAATCACAATTACCGTTCCGCCATCAGTATTCTCTGCTGGAGATAGAATCACAGTTATCCAAAAGGGTGCTGGTCAGGTTACATTTGCTCAAGGCTCAGGAGTTACAATCAACTCTGTTGGTGCTACAGCAACTGCTCCAGCCCTACGCGCTCAATATTCTGCAGCAACTGTCGTGGCTGAATCTGCCACAGTATTCTATGTGGTTGGTGACATCGAATAATGAGTCCGATATTAACAGGCGTTATTGCCTCTGGAATATCGGGGCATCTCACACCACCTTGGAGTCCTGAGGGCGCATACGATGCATTGGCTACAGTAACTGTTGGTGCTACCTCTGTACCAACTATTACCTTTGCTGGTATTCCAGGTAACTATAAACATTTGCAAGTAAGGTTGTTTGCAAAGTACACAGGTTTAGGTGCTGGATATATGCGCTTTAACACAGATGCTGCTGCAAATTATTCAATCCATAATATACATGGAGATGGAGTAAGTAGTCCTGTTGGCGCTATGGGTACTGCTAATACAAACTCTTACTACTATACAGGTGCAGCAGGAACAAAAGATACCACATTTAATGTGGCAATTATAGATATATTTGATTATGCAAATACTTCTAAATTTAAAACTGCTCGTGGTTTATATGGCTGGGATAATAACGGCACTGGTTATGTAGAGTTTAACTCTGGAAACTGGCGTAATTTAAATGCTATTAGTTCTATTGACTTAACATCATCTGCAGGAAATTTTGCACAGTATTCTCAAATAGAATTGTACGGGGTAAAATAATATGGGAATCAATACCTATGTAGCGCTTAGAACTGAGACGGTTGCGACTTCAACACCGTCAGTTACATTTAATTTATCTGGTATTTCTGGTTATACCCATTTAGAAATTAAAGGTAAATATGGCTCAACCGTAACCGAAGATTATTTAAGGATGCAATTTAACTCAGATACTACAACTAATTATTCATCACGAAGAATAGATGGTAATGGTTCATCTGCTAGAACTTCTGGAACAGCAAATCAAAATCATGTTTGGCTTGACTGGAATTCATCTTGTGAAAACGCTCTTACAAAGATGACAAGAATAAATATTTTTAATTACGCAAACACAACAACATTTAAAAGCCTTTTAATTAGAGGGGATAGGGCTACATCTACTACCCCTACTTATACTGGAACAGAAGCAATAGTAAGCATGTGGCGTAAATCTCCAGAAGCAATTACAAGTATTACGCTAACAATGAGTACGGGTAATATTCTTGCTGGTTCTACATTTTCAATTTACGGCATTAAGGCTTGGGATAATGCAGAACCATCTGCTAAAGCAACTGGTGGTGCTGTTTACTCAGACTCTACATATTGGTATCATGCGTTTCCATACTCAGGAACATTTACGCCAACAGAACCACTTACTGCTGATGTGCTTGTTATTGCAGGTGGCGGTGGAGGTGCGCTTGCTGGTGGTGGTGCGGGTGGTGTTCAACTTTTTTCATCACAATCAATCTCTACAGCACAGTCAGTAATAGTCGGTGCTGGAGGCGGAGCAGGTCACTGCGGTGCTGATGGCACAACAGGTATTCGTGGCGCACAAGGTGGCAATTCTGCATTTGGTGCGCTAACTGCTTCCGTTGGTGGAGGTGGTGGTGGTGCGCTTAGCGACACACAAAGCGTTCGTGACGGTGGAGCAGGTGGTTCTGGAGGCGGTGGAGGAACTGCTGTAAACACTGGTGGCGGTGCAGGTGGCGCAAATACATCTGGTCAAGGATTTGCAGGTGGCGCTGGCTATCATCAGCCAGGTGTATTTCTTTCGTCAGGCGGTGCTGGTAGTGCTGGCGGTGCTGGTGCAAACTACAGCGGCGGAACACCAGGTGTTCCAGGGCCAGGAGTTACAACATATTCTTCTTGGGGATTAGCAACATATACAGGTCACAATGTAAGCGGAACTGTATGGTTTGCCTCAGGCGGACAACAGACTGGTACATCAACTAGACCTAATGGTGGTGGCGGTATCGGTACAAACTACACCAGTTTCAACAATGCACTTCAAGCAACTGGTGGAGGTGGTGGTTCTACCTATGGGCCAAACAATGGCGGTAACGGTGGCTCTGGTGTTGTCATTGTTAGATATGCGAAATAAGGGAGATAGATAATGGCAGAGAATTATGTACTACTAGAGACTATCGAACTTACTCAAACCGCAGCATCTGTAACCTTTGACAACATCCCACAAACGGGTTATACCGATTTAAAAATTGTAGTTAGTAGCAGAACATCAGGAACAGATAGCCCAGTAAAAATTGAGTTTAATGGAGTAACTACTGGTTATTCTTGGCGCAGAATTTACGGAAATGGTTCTTCCGTATCATCTCTTTCTGGAACAGATGCTTACTCATTACATGTTGATACGAGTTCAATGACTGCTAATGCATTTTCTAACTCGGAAATTTATATTCCAAATTACACATCTAGCAGCCAAAAATCATTTTCAGTAGATACCGCTCTTGAGACAAATGGTACTGCTGGAGAATTGTTTATGCTTGCTTGTTTATCAACTACAACTAATGCAATTACCTCAATCACATTAACGCATTTAAATTCAACCTTGGTAGCAGGCTCAACCTTCTCACTCTATGGCATAGCAGCATTTGGTACCACACCAGTGACTGCACCTAAGGCTACTGGTGGAAACATTGTTGCTAATGATGGAACTTACTGGTACCACGCCTTCTTAACCTCTGGCACATTTGTTCCACAGACACCGTTAACTTGTGATTATCTTGTAGTCGCAGGTGGTGGTGGCGGAGGAGGTTACTATCACGGAGCAGGAGGTGGTGCTGGTGGCTTACGAGCAATCGCAAATCAAGCATTAACTGCCACTTCATACAATGTTGTTATTGGCGCAGGTGGTGCTGGAGGTGTTGTAAATGGTGGTGCTGGAACTAATGGAGTTGCTTCATCATTTAACTCTTTTGCAACATCTGGCGGTGGTGGTGGTGGTTCCACACGCAACGACCTTGTAGGCTTTACTGGTAAAGCGGGTGGTTCTGGCGGTGGCGCTCCATCTTATAACTCAACATTATTTGGCGCAGGAAATACTGGCTCTTACAGCCCAGTAGAAGGTTATGCTGGAGGAACAGCAGGTAATTCAGGCGCTCCATATTATGGTTCTGGCGGTGGTGGAGGCGCAGCAGCGGTTGGGTCTAATGGTTCATCGTCTGCAGGTGGAGCAGGTGGAGCAGGTACAGATACCTACAATTCAATTAACTTTTCTACTTGGTTGACTGCAACTAACACTGGTTCTAGTAATAAACTTGCAGGTGGTGGAGGTGGTTCTGCTTATTCTTCTGGAACTATTGGCGCTGGTGGTGTTGGCGGTGGAGGTAATGGTGCTAATCAAGTTGGTGGTACTGAAAACCCTGTTGCAGGAATAGCAAATACTGGCGGTGGTGGTGGTGCCTCTGAAAGAAGTGGTGCTGGAGTCGGCGCAGCAGGTGGTTCAGGCATTGTTATTATTAGATACCCAATAGCAAGTTAAGGAGAAAATATAAATGTCACATTGGGCAGAGATTGACGAGAACAACACAGTTCTCCGTGTACTCGTTGGAAATAACAGCGAGCCAGATGAAGGCGAAGCCTTTATGAACTCACTAGGTGGAACTTGGGTAAAGACTTCTTATAATGGAAACATCCGTAAGAACTTTGCTGGCATTGGTTATACCTATGATGCAGGGCGCGATGCTTTCATTGCGCCTAATCCAGAGTGTCACTCAGAGGTAACACTTGATGAAGAAACTTGCACTTGGGTTTGCCCAGATGCATCACATGTAATAATCCTAGGAGAAGAATAATGTCAGATGTACCAAAGAAACTTGTAGTTGATTTAGCAACAGGAACTCAGCAATACATTGACCTAACTCCAGACGAGATTGAGCAGCGCCGTATTGATGCTGCTGCTGCGGAGTTAGCACGCCAAGAGCGTGAGGCTGCAGAGCAGGCCAAGGCAGATGCAAAACTATCTGCACAGGCTAAGTTGCAGGCACTCGGCTTGAGTGGCGATGAAATCACAGCAATCACTGAATAACAATTAGTTATTAATACACCTGAGCATGTGTTTAAACGGCTCTATTATTATTTCTAAGGAGAAGCATGGCCCAGAGCAGACCGCCTGATATTTCCGAGCGCGTAATCATTGACCTTTCTGGTCGCGCATCGGCATACTATGACCCAACCACATACAAGTACGATGTGGCTGTTGGCTCATTGCCGTTTATCTATGCCATCACAGACAATACACCTTACCGCCGACAGACTGCAGAGTTCCGTACTCAGCGCTTTGATAACTCGCGTGACCCAGGTGAGCAGTCTCTGTCTGGTTCTGGTTACTGGATTCGTTCACAGTCATCCTTCCACCTTGGCGCAGGCATTACATATCAGGAGCCAATCGTTGGTACACCACAGGAAGTTCGCTTCCGCTATGTAGATAGTGTTGGTTTAAACATATGGGAACCAGGCCAGATTAGCCTGCTCAAGGATACCTACCTACAAGAAGGTTCATCATCTCGTGCTGGTGTGTTCTCAACAACCATTGCTGGTGTTGACTACCTCATCAAGGTAACAGGCGCTTCAACTGAAACTATCCGCGTATTAAGAATTAATCCAGCAACTGGTGCTGAAACTACCATCCTTAACAACACTCAGATTACTGAGACAATCCTTTGGGGTTGCATGGGTGGTAATGACTTGATGTTGGTTACACCTACCAAGGTATGGCGTTACTCTTTTGATGAGGCTACCCCTGCATTGCATCAAGACTATGCCATTAACTCAGCCAACGCATCTAGTGCAAACATTAACTATGTAAAGCAACGCTTTATCCTTGCATACACCGATGTTAATAACAATACATTTGTGTATGAGTTGGCTCGCAACACTGGCTCAAGCATTAACCTCAGCACCCTTACCCCAGTCAACGGTTCTACTACGCTACCTATTGGCTTTAGATTCACAGCGGTAACAGAGTCAAGTGGTGCCATCTATGTCGGTGGATACTCAGGCGACCAAGGTTTAGCATTTAAGATTACAGTAGATAGCACTGGTGCATTGTCAACAATGACAACAGTTCTTATCCTGCCACGAGGCGAGACTCTTACATCTATGTATGGCTACCTCGGTACCTATGTCATGCTTGGTACTAGCCAAGGTATTCGTGTAGCAATCGCAGATGATAACTATAACCTTTCCTATGGCCCTATCATCGTTGAAACAAACAGCAGTGTGTATGCATTTACAGCACGCAATGAGTTCGTATGGGCTGGCGTTGCTGGACAAGTTGATGGCTACTCTGGACTTATCCGCTTTAACCTTGGCTCACCACTATCAACAGGTGGCTATGCCTATGCCAAGGATGTGTACGCAGTTGCAACAACTGGTGCAGTCTGGTCTATCGCTACCCTTACTGATGGGCGCAAGGCATTTACTGTTGAGAACTCAGGCTTATGGATTGAAGAAAAGACTAAACTCGTAGAGTCTGGTCAGTTCACAGTAGGTATTATCCGCTTTGATACCTTTGAGAATAAGGCATGGAAGCGTTTAAAGATTCGCTTTGATGGTGAACTCAAGGGTGACATTGATATTCTAAGGACAGTCAATGGTGTTAACGAAGCCTTCAAGACAGTCGTTGAGGGAACCACAGAAATCTATGACTACGACCTTGCTTCTGTGTTTACAGATGTTCAAGCCGAGGCGCAGTTCACCTTCCGCCTTAACCGTAACTCTACTAACACTGCGCTTGGCGCGACTATGCTTGGTTACTCTATTAAGGCTTTGCCTACTCCTACCCGCGCTCGTGTTATTCAGATTCCTGTCTTTTGTTTTGATAGAGAGACAGACCGAAACAAGCAAATGATTGGCTTTGAAGGCTATGCCTTAGCCCGCTTGCAGGCTCTGGAACAACTAGAAGCACAGGGTCAAACCCTGATTATCCAAGACTTCACTGCTGGTGGTGAACCTACCGAAGCAGTGGTAGAACAAGTTACTTTCACACGCACGGCACCACCACAGGCAGGCTTCTCTGGCTACGGTGGAGTCATACAAATTGTAGCGAGAACGGTTGTTTAAACATAATGTCTGCAAACGATTGGGCTGGATTAGTCCTAACTATCTTAAGTATCCTCGGCATCTACCTCACTGGACTTCGTTGGTTTATTCGTAATGAAGTTCGCACCATCGTTAGGGATGAGATGGCGGTAGTCAAGCATGAACTCACCAACAATGGTGGCTCAAGCACCAAGGATAAAATTGATTTCATTTACAACAAACTAAAGGATGAGTGATACACATGAAACCAAAGATTGCCAAGGTTGCCAGCCCTGCTGCGATAGCACTGCTGCGCCAAGCCACTGCACTTGCACCCCTACGCAAGAAGGCATCTGACGGTTTACTTCCCTCACCTGCTCATATCAAGCAAAGCCCTAACTCAGACCACAACACAGGGCTTGCAGTTGATTTGACCCATGACCCAAAGCATGGCATAGACTGCGCTGAGTTATACATTAAGTTGCGTGAAGATGAGAGAGTTGATTACTTGATATTCAACAGCAGAATTTGGTCGAAGCAAAAGGGTGATAGGAAGTACACGGGTAGCAACCCGCATACTAAGCATCTCCATGTATCCATCAAAGAGGCGAGGGCTGGAGATACCAGTCCTTGGTTCTGGTGGAGAAACCAACCAAAACTTGTGAACCAACTTGTAGCAGAGTTAAGCACTCCGCCTACAAAGAAACCAGCAGCAGTGCCTACACCTGTATGCACATGCTGCCCAGTTCATAAGTCAAAATAGAAAGGCACACAATGGAAACACTAAAGCAAATCTCACTCACATGGTTCCGTGCTGCAGCATCTGCTGCTATCGCACTCTACCTAGCAGGTGAGACAGACATCAAAACCCTTGGCATGGCAGCGCTCGCTGGCTTCCTTGGGCCTGTCCTAAAGTGGCTAGACCCATCAGCCCCTGAGTTCGGTAAAGTTAAGTAACCGTTTAAACACAAAGAACCCCCGCTTCCAGAGAAATCTGGTTGCGGGGGCTTTTTTGCTTTTCCTGACCGCTTCCCCATCAGCCAAGAAAATCTATCCGCCCGTACTATAAAACCCAGGGCCGTTGAACTTAACCGCTGGAGCAGACCATACTCGCTCCATGCTAATGCCACAACATATAGGCGCTAGCGTGTCGCCCATCTCTCGCTGCGATTCATACTGCACATTGCAGACAAGGCATTTGAATTCATACACTGGCATCGCGGTCAACCTCACAAGGTACAGTCACTAAAGCACCACAACTTACACACTCACCATCTAACCCATACAAAGCGATGGCATAATCCTCAAACACAGCACGAATAAAAAAAGTCATTTCGCCACAGGGACAAGCATGCGTTGGCACACCACGATAATCTGGCTTAGCCTTTGGCTTACGCCAAAGCCTGCTTATACTTAACCTGCTCTGCACGAACAGGAGTTTAATCAGCCATAAATACTTCCGCAAATTATCGGCGTGTCTTACTCAATAGATGAGACATTGCGCGTAAACTCCTCTATTGAAAGGAAGTAACATGACACTTGAAGAAAAGACTGGGAAGAATTATATCTCCCATAGCGCCATGTCCACATGGCTCAACTGTGGGTGGTCTTATTATCTTACCCGTATCCAACATGTGCCTGAGAACCCATCCTACTGGCTTGTAGGTGGCAAGTCTCTGCACGAGTGTACAGAAATCTACGACCAAAATCCAGAGGGCTTTGACCCTACCACCATCTTCCAACAGCGATGGGAAGAAAACTATCGCTTAGCAGATAACGGCATGCCGTTCCGTGCTGGTGGCAGGGCTACCAAACAGTATCCAAATAAAGAGGATGCTTCTTGGTGGCTAGACAATGGCCCAAAGATGGTTGATTTCTGGATGCAGTTCCGTGATAGCAGTGGCTATCAGGTCTATATGCTAGACCATGAGACACCTGCTGTTGAAACTGAACTCAATGTAGAAATTGGTGGAGTAAACATGAAGGGGTTTCTTGACCGACTCATGGTTACACCAGAAGGTGAACTGATTGTCGTTGATATTAAGACATCCAGTAAGCCACCAGTCACATACACACAACTAGGTACATACGCCATCATGTGCGAAAAGGTATTGGGTATCCGCCCAACCAAAGGTGCATACTGGATGGCACGCACTGGCGAACTTACAGAACCAGTAAGCCTAGACCACTACACAGAAAACCGCTTGGCTACCCATGTCAAGGGGTTCAAGATTGCAGTTGATAACAACATCTTTATCCCACAGCCAGGCTTTATGTGTGGTACATGTTCAGTCAACCAAGCATGCTATGCAGTAAACGGAAAAGAATCATACAAATATCCCGAACTAGGAGATTCAGATGAGTAACGAAGCACCTATCCAAATCAACTTTAAGACCAAGCGTGACGGCATGTTGATTAACCTACGCGCCAATGATGGACTACACCTCGACATGCTATTGGCTGACATTACTGAACGCCTTGCAACCTTGGTTGACCTTGAGCAGACAGCCGAGAACATGTCAGTGCCATCAGCACCAACACCTACACAGGTAATTCAGAACGCTTTTCCTGGCGCTCAAGTAATTAACCAAGGTGCAGCACCACGCCAGTACGCACCAGCACAGCCAGCACCAGTTGGTGGCTCACCTGATTGCACATGTGGCGCAGGCCCAATGCGCTTTGTCAAGGCTGGCATTAGCAAGTCAACTGGCAAGCCATACCGTGCCTTCTATGCATGCCCACAACCACAGGAGTTGGCTTGTAAGAATCGCGTGAACGCATAACACATGCGCCTTCTATCCCGTGCTATTAAGACTGCATCGCAAGGGGGTGCCACGCTTCCAACGGTGTGGCAATCCCTTGCTGCACAGCAGATAGCGTTTAGACGGGGCGAAGTCAGCATGATTGCGGGGCCACCAGGGGCTGGAAAATCAACTCTTGCGTTGTCACTTGCAGTGCATGCTGCTGTCCCAACGCTATACATCTCAGCAGATACACACTCACACACAATGAGTTTGCGTTTGCTGGCAATGATTACAGGTAAACCACAGAACGAAGTCGAACCACTGATGGAGATGGACAGAGAGTGGGCAGGGCAGATGCTCAAGTCTGCCGACCATATCCTCTGGGAGTTTGACTCAGCACCTACGCTTAAGGATGTAGAGGATGCAATCCTTGCAAGCCGTGAGCGACTAGGTAAAGATGTTGAACTCATCGTTCTAGATAACGCAGTAGATGTAACCCTTGATGGGCAAGATGAGTGGGGCGGACTACGCACACTCATGCGTGAACTCAAGTGGTGGGCTAGAGAAACTGGCGCTGCTGTAGTGGTATGCCATCACACAAGTGAAGGTGTATCTGGAAACCCTTGTCCTCCGCGTTCATCGCTGCATGGCAAGGTGGCCCAGACTCCTTCATTAATCCTCACAGTACATGGTCAACTCGCATCAATGGGCGTGTGTGCTGTAAAGAATCGTTATGGGCCAGCCGATGCAATGGGTGCTTCACCCGTGTGGTTGTCCTACGAACCAGCAGCAATGCAGATTTTGGACTTATTACAACAATGACATGGGAACTAATTATCGCTGAAAACGCAGGGGAACTTAAGGGTTCAGTATCTGCGGAAGAAGTAATTGTGCCAACAAAAACTCTGATAACAGACATGAAAGCACAACTGATGTTTTACCCAAAGAACTTTTCATGGACAGTAGGATGGAGAACATATGTTTGGCAGAACAAAGAAACGGGGCAGTTCAAAGACCTCACGGAAGCAGAGTTTAAACAACTACTTGATGAAGGAACTCTCCGTTACTCCAGAGATGCTGGAGAAAGCAGTGAAGGAAGCACCGATTCCACAGGAAATGAAGGAGTCAATCCTCAGTGAACTCCCTGCATTTGTGGAACATATTGATGAAGCGACAAGAAAAATCTACGACCCTTCCGCAATTTGGTTGGAGTCCCTACAGTTTGCTGATTATGTTAGCCAAATGGCTGACCATCTCGCAGAACATGGGGCGGACTGCGCCTCCGAAGTCGCAGGACAACTCAAATTAATTAGCGAAACTTGGAAAGAAGTTGCTGAACAATCAATGCAAATACTAGACAGAACAGAAAAGGTATTCACTGATGGCCCACAGTAATAAAGAAACACTATCTGTTGTCTGGTGTGACGGCGGTATGGTTGATGGCAAGTTCGCCGAAGGTGTTGTTTACACACTCATCACAAGTGAGGTCAAGATACACAACGCTATCCGTGTACAGGGTAATCAGATAGCACGCCAGCGACAGGCTGCCTTTGAGATGTGGGAAAAGGTAGGCACAGACTGGGCGCTATGGGTTGACTCAGACATCGTGCTTACCAAAGAGGTACTCAAGACCCTATGGGATACCGCTGACAAGCACGCTCGCCCGATTGTATCTGGCGTGTACTTCATCAGTAAGCAGAACGAAGGCTCGCTGATGATGCCGATGCCAGTGTTGTTTAACGATGGTGCTACAGAGTACGAGCAACAGCACCTTCACCCACTGCCACGCAATCAAGTGGTACGCATTGACAACGCAGGCTTTGGCTTAGTGATGATGCACAAGTCAGTTATCAAGGCGCTTAAGGATAAGTTCGGCGATGAGTTCTGGTTCGCAGAGAACAACGAGTCGGGCGAGAAGTTCATTGGAGAGGACATCGCTTTCTTCCGCAAGGTAAGAGCAGCGGGTGTGCCAGTCCATGCAAATACATCAGCACTGGTCAGACATATGAAACGCTTTTCACTTGATGATGCGTACTACAACTTGTACTGGTCAGCCGTAGAGATTGCAGAAAGGAGAGAGCGTGAGCAACAGTCCGCAAATAGCGAACAAGCGTAGAGGTGCGAGTTGGGAAATTGACTTAGCCGACTGGCTTGTTGATGATGGTTTAAACGCACAGCGCTTGCCAAGAGCAGGGCGCAATGACATTGGTGATGTAGTTATTCACGGTGTCAACGGCATCTATATTGTGGAAGCCAAGGCTCCACGCAGGGATGGTCGTATTGATTTGAGTGGCTGGATGAAAGAAGCATTTGTTGAATCTAACAACTACAAGACTGCCAAGAAATTAGCAGTCGCACCTACGCCACTGGTAATTATCAAGGCACCTAACAAGGGTGTCGGCGAAGCGTATGTAGTTCAAAGGTTGAGCGATGTCAGACCAAACCTCTAAGCATGACATCGTTAAAGTCCTCGAACACTACGGATTTAATATCCCAATTAGGCATGGCTGGATTACTGTGCGTTGTGCCTTCCATAATGATAAAGTTAAGTCAGCCCGTTTAAACATAGACAATGGTGGCTTCCGCTGCTTTGCATGTGATATGGCTGGAGATGTGTATTCACTGATTATGAAGAAAGAAGGAGTCAAGTATGGCGAGGCTGTCAAAATCGCAGAGAGAATTACTGGCGAAAGCAACGGAGAACTACGAAGGAAACCTAAGCGAGGTGCTTCCGTATCTAGCGAATCGCGGTATCACGGAGGAGACGGCGCGTATGTTCCGCCTCGGCTTCGTGGCGAATCCTGAGGCAGGGCATGAACCTTACATTGGTAAGTTAGCAATCCCTTACCTCACACCAGCAGGTGTCATTGACATCCGCTTCCGCAGTTTAAACAATGATGGTGGCCCGAAGTATATGTCTAGGCCAGGGGCAAGCACACACATCTTTAATGTGGATGCACTGAATTCAGATTCAGACTTCCTTGTTATCTGCGAGGGTGAGATTGATACCATCATCGCTACACAAGTGGGCTTTGCTGCAGTCGGTTTGCCAGGGGCTAACAACTGGAAACCATTTTACTCCCGTGTCCTTGCGGACTGGGAAAAGATTATGTTGTTCTGTGATGGTGATAATGCAGGGCGAGAGATGGCTAAGAATATAAGCAGAGAACTAGACAATGTGTTCCCTGTGTTCATGCCAGATAACTGTGATGTTAATGATGTGTACCTATCAGAAGGGGCAGAGGGCTTACGCAAACGCGTTGGTGTTTAAACAATGGCAAAGAACTCATCGTTTGATTTAGACTTTGGATACGGTAGAAAAGGCGAGCAGTTAGTTGAGGAACTATTAACACAGGGAAAGAAAGTTGAAGTCAAGCGTGACCGCAAGTGGTGGGTTACTAACAATCTCTATGTAGAAGTGGAGTGCTGGTACCAAAAGAGTCAGTCATGGGAACCATCGGGTGTGATGGTAACGGAAGCAGACTATTGGGCATTTGTCCTAGAGCAGGGCGTGCTGATGGTACCTACTACCCATGTTCACTACGCAATCAAAGAGTTTGGGCGAGAGATTACATGTGAGATTCCCCCGAACAAGAGCAAGGGTTATCTAATAACTGTAGATGATTTGCTCATGGCAATGCGTAAGTTAAAGAACGAGAAGGCAGAACCTAAAGATGGATAATCAAGACGAGGTATGGGAAATAATTTACACGGTTGCTCGCCAAGTATCTAGCCGTAGCAATCGTATGCATCGCAACCTAGTAAGCACTGATGATTTGTACCAACACATGTCGTTGTGGGCGCTCGAACACTGGCATAAGATAGAGCAGTGGCAAGAGGAAGATAGTCTGCGCTACAAGTTACGCAAGACTTTCTACAATGAAGCACAGAAGTATGCAGCCAAGGAACGCGCTCGCTATTCGCGCTCGCCTATGTCCGATAGTTTTTACTACACGCATGAGGTACTGCATGAACTACTGCCCGATGTATGGACACATGTAGGGTGGGCAGATAAGCAGAACATGTCGGATGAATTTGTATCTCGCTCTGCTAAACCAAGTGAAGGTGGCAATCGTATGGCACTGTTGTCGGATGTGGCGGCAGGGCTACAGCGTTTAAACAAAGCAGACCAGGGGTTGTTGCGGCTGAGGTATGCCGATGGTGGTATGGAACTTGCACCACTTGCACAGACATATGAAACAACAGAGGAAGCAATACGCAAGAGAGTTAAGCGAGCGCTCACCAAACTACAAGACAGACTGGGTGGAGAACCACCTATCTGGTACCGCAAACCAAGGAGAGATGAAGGTGTTGACCAATGATTATTGGACTAAGTGGATACGCACAGTCAGGTAAAGATACAGTTGCAGAGTTGCTGTGTTTAAACTACAACTTCAAACGCGTAGCATTTGCTGATGCTATCCGTGAGTCCATCATGCGTTTAAACCCTATGCTTGGTAACGGTATTCGTGCGGGCGAGATGGCTGAGGATTATGGTTGGGATACTGCAAAGAATAACCCTGAGGTACGCCGACTGTTACAAGTTATGGGTACTGAGGTAGGTCGCCAGTTACTAGGCGATGATGTATGGATTGATATTGTTATGCGACAGATTGATTCTAACCCAGAACAGAATTGGGTTGTCACCGATACGCGTTTTCCTAACGAAGCAGAAGCAATCAAATCGCGTTCAGGTTTTATGATTAGAGTCAACCGTTTAAACCACACTGCAGTCAACGGCCATGCATCTGAGCATGCGATGGATAGATACATGTTTAATCATGTGATTATTAATGATGGTACTTTGGATGATTTATCCGACAATGTATTCATGTTAATGCGGAGCGCATTTAAACTTCCATAAAAGCGAAGCACCCGCTTCGGGACTGGAACCTTGGCGGGTGCTTCTTGGGGAAACTATACCATGTATCGCTGACCTAGCGGGACATAGAGGTGTGGCTCAAGCAAAGCCCAACCCCTGCGCCTACGCTCAACGATACGCTCACGCGGGGTCATGCCACCCCACACTCCGTACCTTTCATGGACTAGCGCCCACTCCAAGCACCGTTGTTTGACTGGGCAGCCACCGCATACGCGTTTAAACAACACGGTGTCCTCCTCCTTAAAGTTCTCAATGTCTGGGAAAAACATTTCAGTTGGCACTCCCTTACAGGATGCACCAGCGTATCCTTGTTGACTGTACTCCAGTAGATAGTAAGTCTCACCACTTGGTGCTGGCTTCTCATCCACAATCTTGTGATGCTCTGGCTTGTGCTTCATTAGTACCATCCCCTTGATAAGTTTGAACCGAGTGCCTTGCAGATATTGCCACCGTACTTGCGGTCAATGTATGCAAGCCCTGCTTCCACTTGTGTGAAGCCATCGTCAGTGCGCTTGTACCCTACTTGCTTCCATGTGTATGGCATGAACTGTGCGATTCCGTATGCACCACTGCTACGGTTAAGTGCCTTCGGTCTCCAGTTTGATTCGCGTACCCATAAGTAATACAGACATGACCACTCCTCTAGTTTGCCACGCTCTGCTAGTAGGTCAATGGCATAGCGTTGGTATTCGTTTTCATAGAAGGCTACTACCTCACCAGCCACGCCCTTGCTAGGTGTGTTTGCTACTGGGATGTGTCCCTTTTCAAAGAACCGATTATCAATGGCGACTGTCGCTGTTACCAGCAGAAGAATAGAGACGATGCGTTTAAACATTATGCCCTCGCTCTGCTGAGATTTGTTTGATGAGTGTGAGTAACCAGTCAGGGATGTCGGTATCGTATCCGTTGCCGTCTCCCTTGCCCATGATAATCATGTTGCCAGCCAGCACTGCGTTGTTTCCAAAGAGGAAAGACAATGCACCAGCAAGCGGGTTGATTGATGGCTCTGCATTTAGCCAGCCTTCCTCATTTACATAGGCTTGGGCTACCTCATCGGCGTTGTAATCATAGAACCGTACGCTTTCAATGTAACCACCAACTGCTTCTTGGTAATCCTTTAGTTGTTTAAACACTTTCACTTCGTGCGTTGCATCTGGATAGATGACCACGCCTTTAACTTCTGGATGCATAATCTTTTAGTCTCCCGTTCTCGTACTCTCTACCCACGCCAGCCTTTTGACCAATCGTGTCCACTGTATTTGTTAGTTCGTTGAGCAGTTGCCTGCGTTGTTCATCGCTTAGATGTTCCAGCATTTCGGATGTGACTTCTGCCTTCCACACTATAGCCATCAGGAGTTCAACGCTTTCATCATCTCGTTGAGTTCTGCGTAGGATAGTTTGTCGCTAATCCATTTGCATCCATCGGGTGTTGTTTGCTTCTCTAGTCCAGCCCGTGCAACCCAGTCACGATAGGGCTTGGCTCCCTTGTACGCTTTCATAAAGATGGTTGCAGATTTGTAGAGTGCATAATCGTTGTTGATGTACAGCGCACAGTTCCATGTGTCGTAGTTTTTCCAGCCGTTATATTTATCAGCCATGTTTAAACACCCTTCGGTTCTAGTTTGTATAACTCAACGCACTTGTTGCATGTTGGCTCATCAAAGCGGTAGTCAAAGCCATCGTCATCGTAGTTCTCAAAGCACCTAACACAGTAAGTTTGCTCGCTCATTAGAAGGGCTTTTCTACATAGTGGCGGTAGCGGTTGCGGAGTTCGCGGTTAGTGGCGCGAAGGAAATTGTTTTCGCGTAGGAGATTCTTGTTCTGCACCACTGCATAGATGAGTGCGGTGTTCAACAGCACCAGCAATACAGTGATTGCGATGAGGTCATAGTTAGATAGATACATGTCCAGCCTTTCACTTGGTAGCCCAGTTGCTACAGAGATAAGTGAACCAGATTGGATTGCAATAAGTCAAGAATATATTTAAAGATTTAAAATAAATTATTTTGTTTAAACATTTACCATGCGTGGCGTTCGCTTTTCGCATCTTTAGATGCGAAAAGTATAACAGGTTAGTCAAGTTGTGCAAGTCTGTTTAAACAGTTTGTATTAGCAGGCAGCCAGGTAGATTGCTAATGATTGTTTAAACAGTAGTGCAGGTTCTTCTTTCCAGGCAAAAGAAAAACCCCCGCCGAAGCGGGGGCAATTCTTGTTGAGATTAGAAGGCGAGTTCGTCTTGGTCTGCCCACCATCTGTCTAGTTCCTCATCGCGCAGGCTTGCCATCGAACGCCAATGATAACGAGGCTCGGCGCGGTGTGGTTTAAACGACTGATGCTCTACAATCTTGCCGTCTTGAACCTTGAAGTATTCACCCTCGCTGGCAGAGTATTTCCAATCAAGGTCACAGCCGATGATGATGGATGCGTTCTCGATGGTGTCCTCGGTTGAACCATAGACGAGCGAACCAGTGTAGGTCATGCCAATCCACAGCGGGGATGAGTTAACGCGGGCAAGGTGCAGGATGTTTGGCTTGTCTTGTTCAAGCCATGCCAATGCAGCAGTACCTTTGACCTCGGTTAGCACCTCGGTTGGATGTGAGTTAGAGAAGGCGAGCAGTGCAGTCACCGCCTCGGAATCCACTTGTCCGTGTCGCTTGACCTTGAGTTGTTTAAACAGGGCATCATCGTTTGCGATGTGTCCGTTGTGAGTCAAGACAATCTTGCCACGCGGGATGGGATGGTTGTTGTTGTTGTCTTTGGGTGAGCCTTGAGTTGCCCATCTTGTGTGCAAGATAGCAGTCTGTGCGTTGTTGCATAGGTCTTTGGCTCGGCGCACGAAGGCGCTCGCTGGCATCGGTGCTTTCTTGATGGTGCGTACGCCAGTTGATGCATCAATCCACGCGCTACCCGTTGCATGTTGCCCGCGATGCTCGATGTCTAGGAGCATCTGTCCTGCGAGGTCTCCAACGCTTACGCGCTTGTGTTCTTTGGGGTTAAGGCAGAAGCCTGCGATTCCACACATATGTATTTCTCCAGTCTGTTAGTTGTTGATAGTTAATTGTATCACATTAATTTGTACAGCCCTTGCAATCTGGGCGAAGGCAATCGCCACAGATTACAGGTGCTGGCTTACTGTTTAAACAGTCAGGCTCTACGGCCTTGCAGTTTGGTTTGCATGCCGAGTAGAACCATGACCCGCAATGCTTGCAGTTTCCGAGGTCGTCATAGTTTGCCTCCCATAGGATGCGCTCAAGCCTGCGCTCTAGTGCGCTACTCATGACTCCGACTCCACTTCCATGCAAGGGTGACGATGATAGCCATGAGCAACACGCGCCCATCAATAATCTGTAGATAGTTGATTGGTTCCATGTTTAAACAGCCTCGCTTTCTTGGAACTGTCGTTGCAATTCGATTCGCACCGATGCAATTTTGGTGTAAGACACTGGTACTTGTACGGCTCTGTCGTATCCAACAGTGCCATGCAATAGGTCGAAGTGTGATTCGTTGATTTCGTTGAGTAATTGCTCGGCTGTTTCTAGTTTGCGGAGCAACGCGAACTCATCGGAAGTTAGTTTTCTCTGGCTCATGTTTAAACACCAGCCTTGATGTTGATGTCCACGATTTCAACCTTGGCTACATGTTCGATGTCCAATGTGCCTTGGATTACCGCGTTGATTTTGTCCCAACCGAACGCTTCATAAGCAGGGTAGGACACATGCCCATCCTTGCCTGTTACTTTCAAGGCGATGCCTGTAGGTGTTGCCATTTTTTTCTCCAGTCTGTTTAAACAGTGACGGTCTTTCCGCCATCTGTTCGTGGGTTGCTAGGGCTTGCACCTAGTGCGGGCTTGGCTACCCGCAACCCTGCCCGCTAGCGGGCTAGTTCCTCGGCTCGACCCTTGAGGTAGTCGGCTGTGGTTTGGTCAAGATGACCAGTCAAGGTGATGAGTTCTAAGAACTCTTTGATGTTGTTTAAACGGTCTGGCACAGATTGGAATTTCGCATCTGTGATTGGCTCGTTGTCCACAGAATAGCGGGCAACAGCCGAGCAGAATTCCGCCCACGCCTTAATCTTGGAGCCGTTGAGGGTGCCATGATGTAGGCGAAACTCTACGGTGCGGTGGCGAGAGTATGAGGCGAGGTTGAGGCTGTAGTAGCGCCCTCCCTCGGCGTTTGAGATGTTGCCGTTGCGGACATGCTCAACCCACTGGTCTAGTCGGCTCGTATCAACAGCCTTGCAGAAACCGTTGTTTAAACGGGATGGTGCAACGAGTGAGCCGATAGTTGCGTGGATGAAATTCCAGTTCCACACGAGTTTGGCGATGCCCTCAATTCCGTACTCATCGGCACCGAGGTGGACATGGTAGCCCGTTTGTTTGTTGACGGTTGCACCGCCAGATAGCAGGGCGCGGGCAACGGTCTTGCCCTCGTTTAAACGGTCTGCGGTCAAGATTGGCGAGACAGCCTCGGCGGACACATGGCGGGTGCCGTCAAATTTCACAGCCCAGTTCAAGCCTGCGCGGTTGATGAGAGTTTGTGCGGTTGATATTCCGAGGTCTGAAACCTCTAGTTCGATTCCGAAAGTTTCCATGATTTTTTCTCCAGTCGTTTAAACGGTTAGTTGGTCTCGGTTAGGGATTGGTTGCAGGCAGGGCAGATTGGTGCGCCATGCACATAAAGGGTTGTGCGGGAAACGCGGGCAATGTACGCATCGCGGACACACTCAACCTTGATGAGGCGGGTGGTTTGCTTCTTGATGTTCTCAAGGCGAACCTCGGCATGAGGATAGGCGGGCAAATCGTCAACGATGGATTTTGCCCATGTTGGCAATTCCTCGGCGTTTAAACCGAGCGCTTGGATGGCTTGGCGGTAGTTCTGGCGCTGTTTGAAATCGCCAGTCACAACAGCAACGAGTAGGGGCAGAACAGCCTTAGCAACCTTGCGCTTTTCGGCGAGTTCGGGGGTTACGAAAATCTCGGCGTTGAAATCCTCGCTTGCTGTTGGCGGGATGAGTTGAGCCGAAACTGGCTTGCGCTTGCCCTTTTGAGATGGGAAACCACATGAGAGTTTCACCGAGAGTTCCTCGGCAGGGTACGAGGTTGAGCGAGATATTGCAGGGATGGCAACGGTTGCCAGTTGGTTGAGCCACTGTTCGCGGTTCATGGTCTTGCTCCAGTCTGTGGGGGGTCTGTCCCACTGGCACCAAGGTAGTGGCAAGGTTTAAACGAAGTCAACATTTGAGGGCAAAAAATACAAAAGTGCAGGTCGCTACGCATAAAACTTTTTTCGGGGAATTGGCGTTTTCGGGCGTGTCGCGGTAGGTGCGCCAGATGCCGAGAGCAAGGGTTTGAGTAGTTGAAAATTCAACTATCTCTAAAACCAGTGTAAATCAATGACTTTAGCCCATAAAAATAAATCGCATGCTCTGAAGTGATATTAAACAACTGACTTTAGCGATTGTTGAAAGTTCAACTATCTACATGCCATCGGGTTTTCTCACATAGTGAGACAGCGAGTGAGCCTGCGATGCATGCGATGCGGGGGGCGCGGGCTATGCATGTGTCTCGGCGCTATTGATACGAGAGTAAGCGCCACCGCGCCCGCTAAGCCTGCCCTGCCCCTAGCGCTTGCATGCATAGCCTTGCAACTGGGTGCTTATGCGTTTAAACAAGCCAGCAAATGGGTGCGTGATGCACCCCAGGGTTTTTAATTTGCCTGTGCCTGTGCCTGTATATCTCTACCTACATAACTTTGCTAGCCCTCGCAAGTAGGCTCTGACCAGGACTTTTACCATTTACTATAAATGTGGCGTAAATCACACGCCCAGAAGTGTCCGCTAACGACCTTCTGGACACCTATAGTATAGTGAGAGGCGAAATAATCGGAGCCTCTCTGCAAGCAAGCAGCGACCCCAGGGGTCGCGCACCCTAGAGGAAGCCCTAACCTTCGGCTTCGTCTAGGACTACGCCTTCGGTTAGAGTCTTTAGCCCCTAAGACTCCCATACTTTCGTCTTAGGAGCATATGCTATGGAAAGAAAAAGAGTTACTTCTGCATCTCACAAAAGCGATGCCATTAAGAAGCAGATTATCGAATTCCTTATGGAGGGGTACTCTGTCCAACGGGCGATGGATGCCGTTGGCAGAAGTGTCAAAACCTACGAATACTACCGAAAGGTAGATGAGGGCTTTGCTACTCAGGTGGATAAAGTCCGTTCCATGATGGTTCGTGGTGAAATAGGGCAAGAGCGTGGGGAAGTACCACCCTTCCCCGAATTCTCAGAAAAATTTTTAGGCACTAGGGTGTTTAAACACCAAGAGCATTGGATTGACCTACTGGAGGGTAGGGAGCCATCTGATGTCCACCCTGCCATTACACACGAAAAGGGTAGCCCAGACCTACTCATCGTCAACACCCCTCCAGAACATGCGAAGTCAACGACCATTACGGTCAACTACGCTGTCTATCGGATTTGCCAGAACCCTAATATCCGTATCATGGTGGTCTCTAAGACCCAGGCTATGGCGCAAAAGTTCCTGCTCTCCATTAAGAACAGACTCACACACCCTAAGTATCAGGATTTGCAACTCGCCTTTGGCCCGCCAGGGGGATTCCAAAAAGGGTCTGATTCATGGAAGCAGGACTTAATTTACCTATCCTCCGAATCCCGCGATTCTGGAGAAAAAGACCCTACCGTGCAGGCTATCGGTGTACGGGGTCACATTTACGGCGCTCGTGCTGACTTAATCATCATGGATGACTGCGTTGACCATACCAACGCCCACGAGTACGAAAAACAGATTGACTGGATTCAATCGGAAGTCATGTCTCGTATTGACAACGATGGGGGTCGCCTCCTTGTAATTGGCACCCGCCTTCGGCCAAAAGACCTGTATTCAGAATTGCGCGACCCAATGCGCTATCCAGACGAGACTTCCCCTTGGACTTACTTTGCACAACCTGCGGTTCTTGAGTTTGACGAGGAACCAGAGAACTGGGTAACGCTATGGCCTAAGACCAATATGGCACCAGTATCTGGTATGGGCGTATCTGACGAGAACGGGTTGTACAGCAAGTGGGATGGCCCCGCACTTCATAAGAAGCGCTCGCGCATCTCACCAAATCTCTGGGCTATGGTCTATCAACAGCAACAAGTCCACGAGGATGCAGCATTTCCTACCGATGCGGTTAAAGGTGTCATCAATGGCGCACGCAACATCGGCGTAATACCACGAGGCAAGAACGGCGTTCGCTACAACGGCATGGATGGTTTGATTGTCGTTGCAGGCTTAGACCCCGCAGGCTCTGGTTATACAGCAGCCGTATGTCTTGCGTTAGATGTTTCTACACAAAAACGCTATCTTTTAGATGTATCAAACAAGGCTGGCATGAAGCCAGATGAAATCCGAGAACTCATCAAGGGTTGGACAGACCGATACGGAATCTCAGAGTGGCGAGTTGAGAAAAACGCTTTCCAAACTATGTTGACTCAAGACCGTGAAGTAAGGGAATACCTGTCGTCACGGGGTGCAATCTTGCGCGAACATCATACGGGTCAGAATAAATGGGACACGAACTTCGGTGTTGCATCCCTGACGACACTTTTCTATGGATGGGATGAGGATAAAGCCCTCATTGAATTCCCATCTACTCACGCCTCTGAGGGACTCAAAGCCCTGATAGAGCAACTGGTTACTTGGTATCCCGATGCACCTAAGTCGCAAAAGACAGACACCGTAATGGCGTTCTGGTTTGCAGAACTTGGATGCCGTGACCGCATGAACCAAGCAAGGTCTTTTGTAAGAACCCATAACAGCATGAGCATGTTCCACACAAGGTACGACCAGTCACGACAAATTGTGGTTAATGTTCAAGATTACAACTACGCATAGAACAGGAGGTGGGTGTGGCGATTTCAGTACAAGAAATCAAGGATAACTACCTTAAAGTCAAGCAGGATTTTGCAGAACGCGACTCCCGTATGGAACAGGTACTCCTTGTTCGTAAGGGTCGTATGCGCGATGTATTCCCAGATTTGTTCCCAGATGGCCCATTTGAGAACCCAATCGTGGCCAACATGGTGGATATTTCTGCCCGCGACTTAGCAGAAGTTATTGCACCACTACCTGCATTTAACTGTAACTCTCCAACAATGGTTTCGGAGAAGGAACGCAAGAAGGCTGACAAGCGTGAAGAAATTGTTAACGGAATCGTTGACTTTTCAAACCTCTCAACACAGATGTTTACTGCTGCAGACCGCTATGTAACCTACGGTTATGTACCTGCACAGGTTGAGATTGACATTGAAGCCAAGATGCCACGCATCCGTTTCTTAGATTCCTACGGTTCATACCCAATCATTGACCGCTTTGGTCGTGTGACTGCGTTCTACCAGCGTATCTTGAAGTCAGAGCAAGAACTTATGGCTCTCTATCCAGAGTACGCACACATTATCCAAGACAAAGACCTATCAGGTTCTATGCTTGAGATTGTTCGCTACCACGACAAAGACCATGAAGTTCTCTTTATCCCACAGCGCAACAACCTTGTTGTAGAGAGAGCGACCAATCCACTCGGCGAGTGCATGATTCGTGTCGTAAAGCGCCCATCACTAGATGATGAAACACGCGGACAGTTTGACGATGTACTAGCAATTCAGGTTGCTAAGGCTCGCTATGCGCTTCTATCACTTGAAGCAGCAACCAAAGCAGTACAAGCACCAATCGTAGCGCCACGAGATGTCAGTGACATCGCTCTTGGCCCTGATGCAGTGATTCAAACAGACAATCCTGCAGGCGTACGCCGTGTTGCTATTGAAATTCCTAACGGTGCATTTGCTCAACAGCAAGTCCTTGAAGGTGAACTTCGTCTAGGCTCACGCTATCCTGAGTCTCGTACAGGTAATATTGATGCTTCAATCGTTACAGGTCGTGGTGTTCAGGCTCTTATGGGCGGATTCGATACACAAATCAAGACAGCACACGCAATGTTTGCCCGTGCTTTCGTAGAACTCCTTAGCCTTGCTCTCAAGGTTGATGAAAAGATTTTTAAGAACACAGAGAAGAACCTACGCGGTGTACGCAATGGAACTCCTTACGATATTAAGTACAAGCCAAGCCGTGACATTGATGGTGACTACACCGTAGATGTTCAGTACGGACTCATGGCAGGACTTGACCCTAACCGCGCCTTGGTCTTTGGACTACAGGCACGCGGTGACAAGTTGATTTCACGCGACTTCCTTCGCCGTCAAATGCCTTTCTCTTTCAATGCAACACAAGAAGAAGAAAAGGTTGACACAGAAGAACTCCGTGATGCAATGAAGCAAGCAGTTGCTTCTTATGCTCAGGCTATTCCAGCGCTTGCATCACAAGGTCAAGACCCATCTGAGATTCTTTACAAGTTGTCTTATGTAATCAGCGAGCGCCAGAAGGGAACATCCATCGAGGTTGCAGTTTCTGATGCGTTTAAACCAAAGAATCCCCCACCTGGAGCGATGACCCCTGAGGGAATAAGTCCCGACATGATTGGGCAACCAGGCGCGGTACCTCCAGGTGAGGGGCAGATTCCAGAAGGACTAAGTTCTACAGGCCGTATGGTCGGTGTTGCACCAGGACAGATTGCTCCAGGCGGCAGACCAGATGTTCAATCTTTACTCGCAAGTTTAACTCAGGGAGGCGAACCTAATTTGCAGGCATCGCTAATCAAACGAATACCAGTGTGAGGAGGTGAACAAATGAAGAAAGCATCAGCACTTAAGAAGGGCTATAGCAAGAAGCCTGCTAACCAGGGTTCTGCAGGAAAGCCGTTCGTTCAGAAGCCAATGTTGGCTAAGAAGGCATCGCCTAAGGGTGGCAAGGTATATCAGACCTCTAACCCAGGCGGTACACGCGGTTCAAAGAATAAGTAATTAAATAAGCGGCTGCTATGAAATGCAGAGTTGGTAGGTTGATTACCGTGACTAACATATCAAAACAGTCCTGAGCATTTGACATTAAAAGGCTCACTAAATTTTACATTGACCTTAGGTGGGAGATAATATGGCGAAGCCAAAAGCGCAGAACTTTGAGGTATCTGCAACTGGTGGAGCAGGAACAAATGGACAACCTGCTCGTTATGCAGCAGGCATTGATAATGCACAAGACTTCTATGAGATGCAGACATCAGCAAAGATGGCTGGTATTAATCCAGCACTAACCAATGTTCCGCCATCACCATCAGGACAACGCCCATTTCGTGGCGATGGTTCAACACCGTTGGTTCCGCTTACAGCACCTACACAACGACCAAACGAAGATGTGCGAACTGGCTCAGCATTTGGTACAGAATCTATGTACGCAACTGACCAGATGGCAAATACGGAAGATGCTGCTCGACTTCGTGCAGCCCTTCCCTATCTTGCTGCAATGGCAGAACTTCCAGAAACATCCAATGCTTTCCGTAATCAAGTGAGATACCTAAAGAGCATACTGTGAGTTTTTCGGATGTCTTAGGAAACGCAGGCACAAAACTGCAGGGTAACGGGTTTGCCAACGAGAT